AGTTCTGTAAACCTAATTAAACTTCTTACTGGGCCAGTGACCTTAATTCCTTTAAGTTCTTTTGCAAGTTTAACTCCTGCTTTTGATGCAATTACTTTTAACTTTTTAAAGACATCTAAATCTTTACTATGAACCATCATAGACATTGGAGTATCATCACCACTGACTCTTTCATCAATTTTATCTTTATCAAAAGAGAATTTAATAGATGGTAGTTTTTTAACTCTGAATTTAGAAGACATTCTCTTCTTAGCTGATTCATCTACTGATTCAGCTGGATTACTAGTCATATTATCTAACCAAGATTTTGGTGCATGTGTAATTTGATATTTAGAACCTTTCTTAAATTTAAGACCCCAAGGTTCTAAATGTTTGACTATTAAATTTCTTAAATCATCTTTTTCAGCACCATCTTTACCCAACTCTACTCTTAGTAAATCATCAAAGAACGAATCATCACCAAATAAAGGGTATATCTGTTTGGCCATTCTCTTTGCATTTGCTGGGTTAGCTTTTGATGGCATCTGTAAAAAAGCTACTTGTAAATTGTATAGTTTTTTATATGAATCTGGTATTGCCCATGTTCCTTCTTGAAGATTTTTTTCTTCTTCACGAACATCTTCAATAAGAGCGTCAATCAATTCTTCATTTAATATATCTTCATTAGGCTTCACATACATAGACCTGTATGCATCTGCTACAGAACGAACTGTTTTGACATCTCTATATGACATAATTATTTTCCGCTTCTTTTGTTGTCGTAAATTAATGAATCTTTCTTAACATATCCAAGTCTACGAAGTGTTTCTTTAAAGGACTTACTTCTTGCATCATACTTTGTTTCAGATGCATCTTCTTTCTTATCCTTGTTTATTGCTTTAGAAATTGCTTTCCTTTTCTTATGCAAGAATTTATCAGAATCGTCTGTATCTCCATCGTTATCGATGTCCTTGTCCTTTCTGTCTTTAAACTTCTTCTTAACTGCTTTAGGTTGAACTGCGTCTAACCCATCACCATCATCTGATTTGTTGTTTTTATTAGTTTCATCAACTTTATCTTTAACTGTACAAGGGTATGTTTTTCCATTAAAGGTGAACTCTTTTTTACCATCTTTCTTTGCTTGACGAGCTGTACTGATAAATTGTGCTTTATCATCATTTACTGCTTTTTTGAGTTCTTCAAGTTCTTGTGTGAAGGTTTCTGCAACTTCTGGTTTTTCCTGTAAAGGATAGTTGTGAAGTTCTGCTTGTTTCTCCATACGAGTTTGAGGTGCTTGTCCAGAATTAAGTACTTCTGAGACCGCGTCAGCAACAGATTTAGTTACTTTATCAGTCCCACTGTTGAATTTTAATCTATCTTGAATATCTGACATTGTGGTCTCCTGTTTAATCTTTCTATAGTATTTATATATATCACTAATTTGACTATTGTTTATCTTTCACATTCTTGTTTTGTCTAAGTTTTGCAAGTCTTTCAACTTCTTGTTTCTTAACTTTAGGCATCATCTTCTTCTGTAATGATTTGATTTTACCTTTCATTTTTTCAAGTTTTTTATCGATTGCAATCCTTGTTCCCATTGGTAACTGGCCTGGTGTCTTTCCACCAGATTGTTTCTTAAATAAGACTAACTTGGCTTGTTTTGCAGCTTTCCTCATGAGTGCATCCTTACTCTTCATCCTTTTTGCTGACCTTTTTCTTGCAATTGCCATCTTCTTACCAAGTCTTTTCATGGTCATTGCCATTTTTCGTCTTCTTTGCATACTGAAAACTTCTAGTCTAAGTTGTCGTTGTAATTCAGAACCAAATCTACCTTCTGCAACCTTATGATGTTTCTTTGCTTGGTTCATTGCAGTACCATGCATGACATCATCTGCTTTATCTCCATACTCTGCATCAAAAACCTTTTTCTTTTTCTTAAGGTCTTTGAGTATCTTTTCTTTAGTCTTCATGACTTCTGGAGAAACACCTTCTGTTTTTGCATTAGATTTTCTTGTTAATCTAAGTTTGTCTTTATCATTCTCTGCATCATGTTTCTTTGCAAGTTGTTCTTTTTCTCTTTCCTGTCTATCTTTTAACTGGTCTGTTTGTGCATCCTCAGAGTATTGTTTAAAGGACTTTCTTTCAGTCGATGATTGTTTGATGTTCTCTTTCATTTGTATCCTTCTTTCCATTTCTGCGGGATGTTCGTATTCGGCTGCAAGTGCAACATTCTTCATAGGTTTCATTGTTAATGCAACTTTCCATGCTTTTGCCATCTTGTTATCTGGGAATCCTTTTACCCAACTTTGTAGTCTAGGAAACACTTTAGTTGTATTTTTTTCTAAATCTTTTACATCACCATCATTGTCTATGATGAAGAAATTGGCTCTACCGAATGTATTTTGTAGTTTACCCATGTTTTTACGAACTACTTCATGGTTGTCTTTAACTATCTTATCTGGAATACTTCTAGCTCTTTCTCTGTTTCTATCTAATGCAGTTTCTAATGATGTGTTTACGAATACCATTGCAGTTTCGTATCCTATATCTTGAAGGAGTCTCTTTTGTTTCATTATCTTTTTGACATCTCTTGCAGTAGAATCTATAACAAGACCTAATCTACCTTTAACATACATGTCTTGTCGTTTTGCAGTAATAGATTTTGCATGTAATCTAACTGCATCTCTTTGTTCTTCTTCGTCTTCTGGCATCTTAAGTGAAAGACCTGCTTGTTTTAAACCTCTTTCAAATGCTGTATCTGAGTTTACATCTCGTAAACCCATAGTTAAAAAACCAAGTTTCTTGGCTGCAAGGGATTTTCCAGAACCAGGCCCACCTGCCATAAAGACAGCCTTAAACACGCCTGGGTCGTTTATTCCCTCAAGTAGTGATTCGTACTTCTCTTCCAATGTCATTTCTTATATACTCTGGTATATGATGAAACTCTTCTGTGAGTCCCATTCCTTTTCTTACTGCTTTATACAGTTGTTTTCCTTGTCTAAAAGTTCTTGGTAATGCAGAAGTAAATCCCTTCTCATCACCATCAAAAGCCATTGCTCTCATCTTAGATGCAGACATACCAGATATGTCATCTGCATCTGGGTCTCTTTCTCCAGCAGACACCACTTGAATGGTGTTGAAGTTGTAGAAACCATGTCTTCCTTTCACATTGTTGTACTTTGTAAGAAGACTTTCAAACTCTCTAATCCTGTCCGAACCAGCAACCATCTTGATATCTCTGTATCCTTGGTTGTATAAGTCAACTACTACATCAAATACAGTTCTAGCATTTGATGTCGATACTGTGACTTTTGCTGGTCTAAACAATAGTTTCATGAACTTTGTTTTGGCTCTATAATCTAATGGATTCTTCTTTGGGTCTTGACTATGACTTGTATAGATGAATCCATCATCCGAACCAGCAACTTGTTTTACTTTCATTGCAAGTTTAAGGTGTCCTGCTGTAGGTGGATTAAATCTACCAAATGCAAAAACTCCTGTCTTGGATTTTACCTCAACTATGTCTTTGAAAGATTTCATATAGGTATTTATGTATTTTAAAACTTGTGGTTATTATTTTTGAGAGCATCGTAGTCCCAATTTACTATTTCACGACATCTATCCCACCACTCCTTTAAATCTTCATCATCTTCTAATTCCTTTATAACAGCTTGTCTTAATGGTGGTGTTATATTCATATGAGTATGGGCATGCATATTTTCTGGATTTGATTTTTGAAATGCATCTTTAACTTCTAACCCTATGAAGTTTAATTCCTCTAATGATTCAAGTACACCAGTACTTTTTTTCATAGAATCTACTGTTGGATGTATACGACCTTCATTGTCTTTCTCATAATCTATATCATGTTTATAATGAATAAAGTTATCATATACATCAAACATGGTGTTTCCTTCCCACTTTGGTCTAGATAGTATGAAGGTATGATTCATTTGCATACCATCCAATCCACCTAACAACATATGCTCTGGTTCTGTAAAATATAACATTCTTTTTGCACTATTGTAATATCTTTCCCATCCTTCCTCGGTATTTGCAATCATATCATATACCCAAGGACATAACATTCCATTATCCATTTCAGTTATAAGACCAGATTTAAATCTTTCCCAAGGGTCTCTGACTAATAGGTATGATGTCCAATCCTCAAAATATGGTAATGTTTGAAATGGTGGAGTCATATCAAACTCTCTTTTCTTAACCCATTCTGGTGCAATAGAGTTTACCCAATCCCATTTGTTATATTCACCAAAACAATCAATACATTCTTTTGTATTGATGTGCATTATATTTGCTGTCTTAAGGAAAGGGTTTTGGTCATTGTGATGTGGTAGTTTTTCTTTAGATATAACTTTACGAACATCTTCTGCATATATTGATTCCATAAAACTCTGGAACTCTTCTGGTTCTAACCATGTTTGAGGATTTCTATTATCATCTTCCAACCAAATCCAATCATCACCATTCATTTCATTTTGTGCGTGTAAATAAAACCGAATTGAGGAATGTCCTACCTTACGAGGGCATGTGAGAATTACTTTTCTTTTCTTTGATATGAATGTTGGTTGTGTTCGTTCCCAACATGTTTCCCCATCGAAGTGAGGTGCGACTATACCAACATTAGGTATTTCAATTGTATCTTGATTGTTCCACTCTGCAAACTTCTTTAACGAGTCTACCATAATATATCTCCATAATCTATTTGTCCCAGTCTTTCTGTACTGTAAAGTTATTTAGTGAGAATTCCATTCTGTCTACTAACTTCACTGCACCACCCAAGTTGTCATCAATAGCAACAAACCCTTCTGGTGCAACCACATCATAACCATTACCTTTCTTAGTAAACATACTGGTTAATTGATTTGCTTGGTTTAACTTAGATAGTACTTTAGTTTTACCAAAATTTATAAGTGCTTGGAACTCTACTAACTTTGTTAGTATTGGTAAAGACTTTCGTATTTCAGTCAAAAACATATCTTTGTTTTTCTGTTTAGTTGCTTTACCTTTTGGGGACTTCAATTTGTCTACTTCTTTTTGTAGTTTTTCTTCTGCAAATTTAAAGTATCCATTTGCATGATTCTTATAGTTTATTCTAAGAAGATTATCACCAGCTCTAACTCTACTGTTATGATAGGTTTTGTAAGTTGCACCTTGTGGCATACTATCTTGCATTGTAAGGAACTTTTTAAGAGTAGGTGAACTAATTGACTGGAAAGTTTTTCCAGCTCTGGACATAAGCCTAGTCATTTCTGCTGTATCTTTTATGTTGAATGTTGCAGTTCCAGATACATCTTGGTATTCTGCATTATCCATCCAAACCTTAGATGATTTTTTAAGACCAGAAATATCTGCACCGAATGATGCTTTCATATCCGATAGGGTTGAACCTGTATAAGTAGTATGCCATACAACTCCTACCTTTGCTTTCCTCATGGTAGATGCAAGTTTAGATGTAGAAGGTACTGCATAAGTGATAGTGTTTGGCCCGAAGGTAACATATGATTCACCATTTATCTTCTCGGTCTTCAAGTCACCTTTGGTAAACATCAAATCACCCTGTAGTATTCCTTTGATACCCAAGTCTTTGAAGTTATCTAAACATATATGAAACTTCTTTGCAAGGTCTCCAGATAATTTCTCATCTATATCTTCATGTGATGTATAGTATTCTTGTTTCTTTGCAAACAATCCTTTCTTTGCAACTATAAATTCTTTTGTCTCTGGATGTTCACCGACAAATACTGCTGGAGCTCCATCCCACTTTACAGTGACATTCTTTACACCTTTACTACCAGATGATAACATCTTAGTAAGAGATAGTAGGAAAAGAATAGATTGTCTTGCACCATCCACTCCAGTATTGAAAATTTCGTCTTCGATATGTTCTAAATGTAAATTTGCTTTTGCCATATTATTCTGTAAAGAGTTCTACACCACCTCTTAATCCTGCTGTAGTTACTTGGATACCAAAGAACTTCATTAACATACCTATCATCTTTTCACCTTGTTGTTTAATCCACTCAAATGCCATGTTAAGTTTTTCTTTAATCCAGTTCCACATTTGTGAAAATTTATCTCTAACTTTTTTATCAATATTAGAAACACCCTTTTTAATTTTATCTAATAATGCAAACTCATCTAGTTGTTCTATTGTGTTTTCGTGTAGTACTTTTCTACCTTGTTCATTCATAGTAAGTGCTTCATTCATAATACCACTAAATGTCATCATTTCTTCTTTTGCAAGTATCTTCTTAGTAAAGGTTAAAACTTTTTGAGGTGTTGCCTCAATGTTACCACGAACTGACATATAAGGTGAATTATTTCCAGATGATTTGAATGATGCATAAAATTTATAAAGATTAGATAGTTTTTGAACATCAGGCTCATTAACTGTTTTCAAAGAATAGTTGTGAGTAATTTTACCCCTCTTATCATCAAACTCAACCATAACATCTGCACGAGATATTGATTTGTCTCCAAACTTTACTTGTCCTGTTGCAGCTTCAAATACAAAGTGTTTTTTGTATGTAGGATTACTATTGAAAAGACTGACCATTTGTTTTGTTAAGACTGCACCATTTTTTCTAACAGACTTTAATTCATCTTGGAATGGTTTTAATTTTTTCATTTGACTAGGTTTTGCATTTTCCAAATCTTTTTCTAGGTCTGTAACTGTTCCTTTGTATCCAGAACCAGATAAATCTAAGGTACTTTTCTGCATAAAATCTACAATCTTTTTTGCATCACTAGGTGAATCTTTACCCATTGTCATTGATGCAGCGTTGAAGGTTGCAATACCCTCTTCTTTCTTTGCACTCATAACTTGAGAACCACCTATCTTTTTAAGTGATACTCTTTTCTTTCCAGACATGATATCTGTTTTAGGAGTTGCATTCTTACCACCCCATTTAGACCATTCCTTAGATACTGAATTAGAACCTTTACCACTACCTGTTTGAGTTAGGTTTGGTAATCCACTTTTATCAAATGTATCTGCAAGTTTCTCTGCTTGTTTAACCAGTCCACCAGACCATAATCCTTTTTTTGACACTCTGTTCCATTCATCTGGTGTTTCTTTTGATGGGTCTTTACCTTTTCTTGTCCTTTGTGCAACTGTAATCATTGCTTCCCAGTCTTCTCCAGATGGTGATGGTTCTTTACCTATACTACCACTTCCGAATGATACTTTAACATTTGTATTATCTTTTACCCATTGTTTTGTTTCTGCATCTTTTAGTCTTACTTTGATACCACCATTTGCACCACCAGCGAAAGGAACTACTTCTGTTTGTGATTTAACATACTTAAGTATCTTTTTTAGTTCGTTCTTATCTAACTTGGTAGGAAACGAGTCAATATCTTCTGGAGTTTCTAGTGGGATGTTGAATGCTTCCTCTGATAAAATCAAATCTTGAAAGATTACACTTTCTTTCACCACACCCACTTTGTCTCTTAGATGACCATACAATGAACTAGCAAGTTGATGACCAAACTCTGTATCTGTTGGATAATGAACACCACCAATCTGTCTAGAATGACCTATATCATCACCTATCTTTTTAATGTTTCCTTTGTGTTCAAATGGTACTCTATCTGCAAGATATAGACTAACAAATCTACTTTCTGTTGCATGTCCAGATGGATAAGATGGTGTCTCTGCTGTCTTTAATGGATGGACTGTGAAGTTTAGTTCTTTGGAAAATACAAGTGCATTTGCAAGTTTTCTTGGTCTTGGTCTATTATAATGTACTTTAAGTTGTAGTACAATAGGTGCAAGGTTGTCTTTTAACTTACTTACTTCATCAATAAGTTTCATATCTAAATCATGTTCTTTGAAATAATCTTTAAAAGGTTTCATGAGTTTAGTATCTACAAGTTCCATGAACTCTTTTGCATTACTTCTGTAGACTTGATAAGATTGCAGTTGTCTCAACTCTCTCTTAGTTTCCTCTGATGAGTTTCTATATGGAGTATAGTCTAACCATAGGTGTACTGGGAAATCTTTAAATACACCTCTATCTGCATTTAGTTGTTTCTTCCTCTTAGATGACATGGACATGTCATGACCAAGAGAATCAGTGATTTGGTTTTCGTCTAGTTGATGCTGATTAAATCTTTTCATAATACTATTTATGCAAATAAAAAAGGGAACAATGCATTGTTCCCTTAGTGGTAATTTACTCTGTTAGTTATCTGTGAAAATTTTCCTAACTTTATCCGAGCGGAAGGACACCAATCGACTCTATTTTTTCCCCTACGATTTCACTGGGCTATTTCTTTAATCTATGTTGTTTGAGTACAGTATCATACTCTTCGATTTGATTCTGTAATTGAATCTGTCTGTCTTCTTGTATCTTGAGTTTTCTAAGATGAATGAGTTCCTTCTTCAAAGTAACTTTTCTTTGAAGGATATCAACTGTAGCATTCCCTGTTAGAGTGCCTGACTTATTCCCATTATCATTAGACATGTTATAATTCCCATTCCCAAGAGTGTCATTTTCACAACGAATCTATTTCTTTTCACTCTTTTCCGATATATTAACCATGGTAAAGCATCTTCACCAATCCTAGGATAATAATCCTTATTATAGTATTTATACATTTTTAACCTCTGATTCGACAACTTTCATACCATTTCTCAATATTTTAAGTTCTTTGATGGTGTCCCTTGCATTCTTGTGAAGGATACCAATACCACCTTCTGATTCCCAAGCATCTATATTTGACTGCCTGTCATCTATCAAAACATTACCTTTTTTGGCAAATATCTTCTTCTGACTACCACTATGAGTGCATGTTACTACCACAAAAGGGTCAACATACTCCTTAATCCATTCGTTTTTATCCCAAACTACAAGTTGCCTGTTAACTGCACCCGCAGCTGTTAAAATTTCCCAGTTCACACCAGTATGTTTGATATAACCAATTAACTCATGATAATCAACTGTAGGTGGTAATTTTCTAAAACACCTCTTATCAGTCAATTCTTTCTTTCTTTCATCGTATTCACTATGTCCATGATTGTCATTTCCTAAAGGATGACCTATCATTTCACTGATACCTTTCTCAAAATCGACAAGGACTCCATCCATGTCAACAAATATATTTTTAACTTTACTTTCCATTACATTTCCTTGACTTGATTCTCCAATTCTTTCCAAGTCATTCTTTTTGCTTTGAAACACTCAAAGGCTTCTTTATCGTGATACCATTTTCTTTCTGTCTCTGTTAAAGCAGAAGGTAAATCTGTCACTTCCCAATCTTTAACAAACTCTTGATAACCACTACTAGATGCATTACCTAATTGGTTTAACAATGCAAGTATAGTTGCCTCAGAAATCTCTGGGCATTCGTAGTAAGAATGTTCACCCTTACCATATGCATCTTCTTCATAAATCTCTTTGGTGACACCAAATGAAATGACATACTCTTTGCCACCTTTAAACTTCCAATAGTTCCCACCACCTAAATCATAATTTTCCAAATATTGTGTGTTTACTATTAGTGCTTTTTCCATTTAATTCTCCAATTTATACAACCATTATACCAAAATAAGTACCTATGGGTCAACTACCTTAAGTAGTCTGGCCCATAAATTCTCATTCCTTGGATGACATATTTTTGTTCTAGAATGTTTCCTCTAGGTTTGTTCAGTGCTGGGGTTGACCATCCAGCAGATTTTAAAACATCACCCTCATTAAACTTTTTGTTTTTTAAGTTTATGAATCCCCAAACAGACCTTTTTGGATAACTGTTTGAATCTGGGTCTTCAACACTTATAATCTTGATGTAAGACCTACCAACTTCAGCAGTATGATAACTTGCTTTTTCGTTGTAATGTTTCCATTGTTTTTTGTATTCTTCATCAATATCTTTACAAAGGGTTATAACTGCATCTTGCAGTTTTTCGTTTTCTAGTGGTTTATTTAAGTATTTCTCTATCATGTGTACATTATACTAAAAAATGTACCTATGGGTCAAGTATTAAAGGTTGTTGCGTTATCGAAATCGTGGTGGACATTCCCAGCAATGCAGTATCTATGTGTGTTTACTGTGACTGGTTTGACTTGATGGAAACAGTATGCTGGAAATACAACCAACTGTCCTGTTATTGGTGGAATGGTGAGAAGAGTTTCTCCCCATTGTTTAGTTTTATCTTGAACATGTTCTGCACACATAGATAAATCCATTTCTATACTACCATCTGGAACTTTACATATTTCTAATGGTTGTGCAAGTTCTGGGTTTTCAATATATGGATAATAAGTCCAACTTGTATGTGCTGGGTCATGATTATGTGCTGGAGTTACATCATTAACTTCATATGACATACCCCATACTTGAGTAAATACTGGTTGATAATCTGTTATATTAGAATGATATCCTTGAAGTACATACCCTACCCAATCTAAAAGTTGTTGCATGTATGGACTATCAAATGACTTCCAACCTGTAAATTTTGAAACACCAGCATTAATTGTATCATGAACACCTTCACCTTTTCCATCCATTTCATGAATGTATTCTACAAGATTAACATTGATATTCTGAATTTCTGGTGGAGATATTTCAGTGTACACTTTCGTATTTACACTTTGGTCTCCTACAAAATTAAATGTCCCATCCATCAGTTTTTTCTCCAGAAATTCTTTTACCAGATTCACTGTTATCAAATGCAGGGCCAGAGTCATGTAGTTCTTCTGTTGCAGATTGTTCACAATCATACAACTTCATACGACTTCTATCTACACCTATGATGAACCTTCTGAAATAAGTTGGGTCATTGTATCTATTCTTTAATTGTTTAACCATGATTTGGTCTAACTCTTCTAGTTCTTCTGTAGATATCAATGCAACCATCAAGTCAGCAGTTGCTGGTAATCCAAATGATTCAGATGTATCTTCAAGTCCTACATCTGTTGATGTGAATCCTTGTCTGTTAGTTTGTGTTGCAGTCATGATTGGTAGTTTAAACTCAACTGCAAGTCCTCTTAATTCTTCTGCAATACTCTTAACCATTGTATAAGAGTTTACATTTGCACCAGCTCTCATTCTTGCAGATGCACAAATGTTTAGATAATCAAGATAAATGATATCTGGAAGGAAGTCTTTCTTGAGATTAAGTTCTTGTAATAGATGTCTAAAGTGTCCTGTATGTGCAGATGCAGTTGGATACTCTTTGACAATTAGTTTACCTGTTGTCTTATCACGAATAGATT